CTTTCAAGGCTGTGCCTGATTAGGCTGATGCCGAGCCCTTGAGGGGCTCGGTGCTAACTGCTAAGACCATCGGTACTCAGTGCTAAGACCTTAAAGCTTGAAGGCTGATGCTCCCCCTCTTTCTTTTACCGTGTCCTTCTTCCCTCTTAACATCCCACACTGTCCACATAGTACAGGCTTAGCTAACCAGGATAGGGGTTGATGGTCTATGCCGAGATGGTTGATCGCGTATCAGGCTCCTGGATGCGTCTAGAATCGATCAGAATTGCTTGGGGGTATGAATACCTAGCCCCCACCCTGCAAGGCGCTCCTAGGCGCCGTGTGAAGGCTTTAAACGGCCTTTCTGGGCTACACCCTCCACGCCAGATCGACAGGATGGCCTCGAGGGTGCACATCAAGCCAGGAGGATGTGATACATCTCACACACCTAGATGATAGATCTTATGTCTCAGCTCGGCACCTTGACCCGCTAGATCATTTACCACACCCGCTATCACCCAGATACACCCCTGAGACGCCCCAGAAGGGCCCTAGAATCGATCAGCAGGACTAACCCTATATAATCCTACCCCTAGAAGATTTGAGACGCTAAGAGAGGCACTGAAGCCTTCAGTGACATCTGTCACACCCGACACACCAGTATGAAACGCTCACTGGGTTTGATCGCAGCCTTGACTGTGGGGTCGCAGCCCGCACACTCTAGAAACCACAACAACCAACCCAAACAATCCAGAAAGGAGCACACCCTATGGATGGCACACTCGTCACACCATCCTTCACCAGCCTCTATGGGCCAACAGAAATCAACCCACTCCACCCCGCACACCTGGCAGGATGTGACATAGGCAACACCCACACGTCTATTATTTGCCGCCTGCACCGTGCCAAAGTCGAAGAAGCCGTCCGGCTCATCCGGCCCGACTGGACTGTCACCCTCGACGGCGCCGTGTATGGACCACCCGGCTGGCAGCCACTCACCCCGGTCGAGGCTGAGGACCTCCACGACATGATCGACATGATCGACGTGGATGCCATCATTGCCGAAGCCACACGATAAAAACCATCAACCCATCACACGAGAAAAGGAACCCGTCATGCAGAAGATCGCCGACCACTTCACCCAGCTCTACACCCCCACCAACGACGACTGCCCCACACCCATCGACTTGACACGCTTCGAAAACCTCTCCTGCGACCACCTCGATTTTGAGGGCCTCGCCGAAGCCTACCGGCAGCGTGTAGAGACTGAACTCCACAAGCTACGCCCCAATACGTTCATCGCATCCGATGGCACCGTGTTCAGCCATGACGAGTGGAAGCCACTCACCGACGGTGAAGCCACGCAACTCTACTGGAATGTGATACGCATCAACATCGGAAACCTGCTCACCCTGTTCGCCCGATAAACCCCCAACCACACACAACGAGCCTAGAATCGCCTAGAAATACCCGACCTATATAGTTGTACCCCCAAGACTCGCAAGGCGCTAAAATGGCACTACAGGAAGTCTTATAATGGAAAATAGGAGCAATCATGCAATGGATATGCCACAAGTGCGATAGCACCATCATCGGATACAAGCCAGAGCACTGCACAATCTGCCACGAAACATTCACGAGTACCACCTCAGGCGACATGCACCGGGTAGGCGACCACGGGGTCAAGGAAGGCCCCAATCGCCGCAGGTGCCTCACCGTGGACGAGATGGAGGCGAAGGGCATGCAGCGCAACAAACTCGGATACTGGACCAGCGGTGGCACATCCTATTGGGCGAAAGAAGCCATCACCCCTAGCCACACAAGGATCGCTCACACAAACTGAGCGACACATTGACAGTGGGCCCAGCCGCTGAAAGTATTGATCATGTCAGCAACGAACAACACCCCAGAAAGGGGACAACAGTCATGAACAAGAAAACAGGCTACACCATCGCCGGAATCACAGCCGCCATCATTGCCGCCGCCTCATTCATGCCAGCCCCAGACGACAACCCGCCACTCGCCTCACAGCCAGCCCCACAGGCCGCCACAGCCAACACCGAATGGACCCCCAAGACTACCCAACAGCGCAAAGCCGAAAAAGCAGCCAAGCAGGCCGCAGCAGTCCGCTCCCTACAAGCAGAACAGCAGCGCGCCCACCGGCAAGCCCAAGCAAGGTGGGAAGAAACCGCCACCGGACTCACCATGATCACCGCCGCACACGCCTGCAACCGCAAAGCCGAACAACAGGCCGCCGCACACGGTGTCAACTGGAACGGCAACCCCGACATCGACCTCCAACTCCACAAAACCATCGGTAAAGACACATTCAGCATCGTCTACGGCGCAACCATGAAACAGCCCGGCGCATCCAAACTACCCGTCACCGTCCACTGCCTCGTCACCGGAACAGAAGACCACCCGCACGTCACCGACCTCAACATCAACCCGCAACAGTAACCCGCCAAGGAGCATCCCAGCTATGCCTCTCCTCTCCCACTACGCTGTCACCACCGGACTCGCCGACACGGCACACATTATTCACCACACCGGCGGCACACTACGCACAGCCACCGATATTGCCTCCCGCATCAACACACTCAACCCAGACATTGATCTCGACCACCAAATCCACCAACTGTTATCTATCGAAACCGACCTGTACAACATTTATAAAACCATCAACACCATTCTTCAGGAGCAAGCATGAACACACCCAACAACAACATTGAGCTGCACAGCTACGAAACGTTCTTCACCAGCCTCGCCTGGATCCAAGGCGGCATCATCACATGGATGTACGCAACCGGCACCCCACACAAGGCCGCCCTCGCCATCATTGCCGCATGCGCCCTCACCGCCCTCCTAGGCGCATCCACACTCACCAACAATCCCCGAGACACCAAATGATCACAACACCCATCCTCATCGCAGAAACCCTCGCCATCATCATCCTCGCAGTAGCACTCGCCCACAACCCCAACCAGTAACCCACACTTAAGGAGCACACACCCCATGGATAAGCCCACCCGCATGTACACCGACCCCAACACCGGTGCCCGAAAAGAATTGAAACTCTGCAGGCTATCCCTCATCGACCCCGCAGCCTTATACGCCCTAGGCGAAGTAGCAGGCTACGGTGCCACCAAATACGGCGACAACAACTGGACCGGAGGATACCCGTGGAGCCACAGTGTCGACGCCCTCTACCGCCATCTGCTATCATGGCAGCAAGGCAACAACCTCGATTATGAATCCGGGCTACCGCATCTAGCCCATGCTGCCTGGCACTGCCTCGCACTCCTCGCCTACCAGCAACACCACGCCGGCCAAGACACCCGCAACCCATGGAACAAAAGCGACAAGTAATGCCTCTAGCACAAAAACCGTCCACCATCGACCATCCAGGCCACATCTCCTACAGTTCACTCACCCAGTGGGCCGAATGCGGAGAAAAATGGCGCCTATCCCACGGCTACCACACCCAACACCACACCTGGTACGCCACCATCGCCGGAAGCGCCATACACCACATCACCGAACAATACGACCTACACCTGTACAATCCCGCCGAATACCCTGCACTACCAGACAAACTCTCATCCTTCAAAAACATTTTCGCCACACAAGTCGCCCTCGTCGAATCCGAAGGCACAAACATCAAACCCTCCGGCCGAGTGTGCAAAAACATGTGCGAAAGCGGGGGCCCCAACAAGAAAGACTACAATTGGTGGATGATGTACGGCCCCACCTTCGTGGACCGGTGGAAAACATGGAGGCGCAACCACCCACAATACGCCACCGCTGTTATTGACGGCCAGCCAGGCATAGAATACCCGGTAGAAACCACCCTCCAAGACGGCACAAAAATAGTCGGATATATTGACCGGGTATTCACAGATACGAATACGGGTGAAACCTTCATCCTCGACCTCAAAACCGGCCGTCTACCCGCCGACAGTATGCAGCTGCACACATACCGGTACATGCTCAACCAACACGGCATCCATGTGACAAAAGGCATGTTTTGGACACCCGCCACCACCAGGGGAGACGAGCAATCGGTCGAGCAGGGCACAGCAACCGAACTCATTGATCTTGACAACAACACCTACCGGCATGTATCATCCATGTACAGTCAAGCAATGAAAGGAATCAGCCAAGGCATCTTCGTACCCCACGTCACCACACTCTGTAAAGGCTGCCCCGTCAAGGACGCCTGCTGGGCCGTCAACGGGAAAGACGCCTACAGGTACCCTATAGAAACCACCATCACAGCCCCAACAAAAGAAGACAAGGAGCACCAGTGACCGACAACAACAGCACTGATGATCGCATCACCGTCACACTCAAATACGGAGGCGACTACGCAGCACCATGGACCGTCATTAGGGGAGACACCGCCGACCAGGTGAAGAAGACTATCATCGACCTGCTAGGCGGACTCAAAAACAGCTCGGCGGCAAGGAACTGGGACCTGGCAACACTGATCGCCACAGCATCAATCATCCTCCAAGACCGATACAATCAGGCCGCCAAAGACTACGTAGACAACATCGCATCCAAAGAAAACAGCATCATCATCGACAAAATCAACAATGCAACAAGCAAGGCACAGCTAGCCGACCTTCTGAAACAGTACAAGAAGACCATCACCAGCAACACTGACGTATCCGAGGCTTTCCGCACTAAACGAAACAGCCTCACCCGATAAAACCGACATAAACCAACAAACAAAACAACACAAACAGTAAAGGAAACAACAATGGGACTCGCCAACTACCGCAACAACAACAGCAACAGCACCTTCTTCAACCCCTCCCGAAACCAAGACGCTGTAGCTATCGCCTTCAAAATCCGCGACGTAGAACACAACACCGAAGGCTACGGCGGACAGACCGCAGACCGCATCTACGCTGATGTCACAATCTTCCACACACTAGACGATCTCAACAACAACACCCCAGAAACCATCCCCAACGCCATTATCGAGAAAGCCCGCGGCAGCAACGACCGCCCACACTCCATGATCCGCGACCTAGAGGCATACCTTGGCGAGGAGCAGGCCTTTAAACTCGCCACCGTACGCACCAAAAACGGCTTCAACGCGGTCGTGCTCAAACCATTAGACGACGCCATCTACGATAAGGTTGCCGAATACGTAGACAAGCGCGATAACGGCCAGCTAGACGACACCACAGCCTCAACTGATGCTGATATCGATATCGACTCCATCTGACCACCAAAACACATCCAACCAATAGATAGATAAGGTCCCGATGCTCTCTCTCCAAAGATCCTTCGAGAGAGCCTCCCAAACAGCCGCCGAGCTGCCCCGCATACCCCAGCTAGACCCCCTCTACCGCAACCTGGACATGCACATCCACAAAGGGGATCTCGTCATGATCGCGGGGCGGTCCGGCAGCCAAAAATCCGGGCTAGCCATGTTCATCACCGCCATGCTCAACCAGCCCGCCCTCTACATATCAGGGGACATGACACCCTGGGAGGCCTCCACGCGAATCATCTCACTCAACACCCAACACACCACCGCCCAGATACAACACAACATCGACGACTACGGGCCAGAATACTATCGAGACAGCATCCACCACGGCCAACACATCACCTTCTCATTCCAGTCACCCATCACCTGGACCGACATCACCATGGAACTGCAAGCCTACATGGAAATGTGGAACACCTTCCCACCCATCATCGTTATCGACAACCTGATGGACATCCAAGACTGCGAAAGTGACTACCAGGCCCAACAAGAAGCCATGCAATGGATCACAGCACTAGGCCGCGACACCGGCTCCACCATCATCGTCACCCACCACGCAACCGACAAAACCGGCACCGACATCGAACACCCCCCGGCACGCCGCGAAATCAAAAACGGCCTCTCCGAAAAACCACAACTCATCCTCGGAGTATCACTTTATGGTGGCGAAGACAACGGCAACGGACTCACCATCCCCGCCGAGGCTCGCATCGCCGTACTCAAACAGCGCACCGGCAAATCCAGCCCCGACGGCACCCGATACGAAAGACTGCGAGCCTACCCCGAATACACATTCTTCGGACCCCTCGCCGAAAAACAGCCATGGAACATGACCGAACACCACAAAGGACTATCATGTCGACACAGCAATCAAGAAACCGCAGGGCCGGCGCAGAATGGGAAACACGACTCCTCCACCAGCTACGCGACACCGGCCATGATATAGAACGACTCCACCTCAACGGTAAAGAAGACGAAGGCGACCTCATCCTCACAACCAGCCACAAAACCTATGTGATCGAAGCGAAAGCCGGACAGCAGCATCTAGCCCAATTCGTGAAACAAGCCAGCCGAGAAGCACGCAACTACGAAACACACCGACACCGCGAAAACCAGTCCACCATCGGACTCGTCATCCTCAAACAGCGCAACAAACCCTGGAGCGAAGCCTATGTGGTATCAACCCTCAACGAGCTCCTCCCACACCTCTGACACCTGCCGCCTCCTCGACACCCACCAGATACGCTACAATCCGTCCAGAAACGAGCAACACATCCTCTGCCCGTTCCACGACGACCACCAGCCCTCCATGAGCATCAACCTCGACAAGGGCGTCTGGTACTGCCACACATGCGGTATCGGAGGCGGACTCGCCCAACTGAAACAACGATTAGAGAAAGAAAACCCGAATGTACGACAGCATACAACCCTACAACCTTGCGGAACGCCGCCGAATCCAGAAAGCCTCAGCCCGCTACGAAACCCACCTCGAAAACATACTCGACCTGCTCTCGGCAAGAGGCATCAGCGAAGAAACAGCCCGCTACCACCACCTTGGATACATCGACAATGACCCCATACCAGGCCACGAAAACTACAACCAGTGCATCACCATCCCCTACATGTACCCCGTTTGGGGCGGCCCAGCCGAAATACGAAAAATGCGTTTCCGCTGCTCACTCCAACACGACTGCAAAACCCACAACCACCCCAAATACTTAACCCCAGCCGGAGACACAGGCTCCATCTACAACATGGCCGCCATGGCCAACCCGGCAGCCGAAATGCACATTTGCGAAGGCGAATTCGACTCCATGATCCTCGAACAATGCGGATGGACAGCCGTCGCCCTACCCGGCGCAACCTCGTGGCAAACCTTCTGGACCAAATTCTTCGAAGGCTACGACCACATCTACATATGGTCAGACCCAGACAAAGCAGGCGACCAGATGGCCCAAACCCTCCAAACCGCGCTGTCGCAAGCCACCCGTGTGCCCCTCACCCTCGGTGACGTCACAGACACCTACCTTCAAGTCGGCAAAACAGGGTTGACACAAGCCCTCAACACAGTGCTACAATAAAACCAGACAAACAACCCAAACCAAGAAAGGCATATAAAACATCATGGATCCCCTCGACACCTGCCCCATCCCCGGCCGCCGCGACACCTCCAAGGCCGCCAGGAGGCGCACACGCCTCGCCATCTGTGCAGAAAAATGGGCCGACGGCGTGGACCCACTCCACATCATGCACACCTGGGGCACCACCTACGACGGGATGCGATCCATGATCCGCGCCAACCCCGACATTAAACTACCCGACGACATGGCCAAACGGTTACACAAAATCTGCCGGGAAGCCTACCCTAAAAACCAGCCCAACAGGCACCGAAGCGGATGGGACCAATACGAAAAAGACTACTACACCGAAGAAATACTCTTCCTCGACCAGTTCAACGTGCCAGCCCTCGAAATCCTTCACCGGCTCGACGTATCATGGACCATGTGGAAACACATCATCAACGAACAACACCTCACCCGGCTCCAACAGGAAACCGACAACGCCTGCCAATGGGCCAACCTACGAAAACAACACCCCGACAAAACCGACCAGGACATCACCCAAATGATGTACAATAACCAAGTAACATTCAGCAAGGTGATGAAAACCATACCCGCATAAACATCCACCACACCAGCATCATATTTGCACACTCTTTCACACATAGGAGGCATGATGGTCACCACAACCCAACACATGACCGACACACACAGGAACAACACCGACCAGCTGCCGGAGCACCTACGTGACGTCATGTGCGGCAAAACACTCAACCACACAGACGGCAACGTATCGTGGTGCACACGCAAACCAGGACACGACGGCGACTGCCGCACAGGATTGCAGCCCACCACACAACCGATGGGACATCATGGCAACCAAAACTGAAACGTTGATCCAACGCTACGGGGCTAAAGCCGCAGACGTCCTCGCCGACAAAACCATCCCCGCCACACAGCTAGCCCAAATGCTCACTGAAGCCGGATACCCCATCTCCGCCACCGTCATCAAAGACTACCGACGCACACAAGCCAACACCACCCCACAAACAGAAGAGGAGGATACCCGATGATAGACAACATAGACCGGCTCCTCACACAGCTAGCCAACCACGACAACGCCATCGACACCATCCGCGATGATCTCGCAAACGGCACCGTGCGCCGCACACGCATCTCCGAATGGACACTCCCCAACGGAGAAACAGGCCGATCCATACAAAAAATCATCGACCACCAACCCGCAACCGACCCCTACCCGGTCGACGAACTCGTTGATAAACTAGCCGAATGGACACCCCCCAAACCCAAACAGGCCGACAACACCGGCAGCAGCGATGCGGCCTTCGTCATCGGGGCAGGAGACTTCCAAATCGGCAAAGGCATCCCCGGAGGAGAAACAGCACACTTCGCCGACGACTACCTGCGCTCCCTCACATCAGCTAAACACTACTGGCAGCAAGCAGGCAAACCCGAGCGAGTCCACATCGCCTTCCTCGGCGACATGATCGAAGGATACGTGTCACAAGGAGGCAACAACGCCTGGCGCACACAAACACCCCTAACGGAACAAATCCGGCTCACCCGCATGGCCATGATGCAACTCATCCACATGTTCGACCACTGCCACAACGTGACAGTCACATCCATCCCCGGCAACCATGGTGAAGCCGTACGCTTCGGCAAAGGAGTCACCACCTACGACGACTCCTTCGACGTAGACTGCTGCCGCGCCATCGCAGAAGCCTACCAACTCACCAACCAATACCCCAACCTCCACTTCCACTTCCCCCAACGAGACGAAATGACCACCACCGTCAACGTAGCCGGGGCCACCATCCTGCACGCCCACGGACACCAATGGCGCACCGGCAAACACTACGAATGGTGGCGCGGCCAAGAATTCCACAACGGCACCACATCCCACATCCTGATGGCCGGGCACCGACACCACCTCGAAATCTCCGAACAAGGACAACGCACCTTCATCCAATGCCCATCCATGGAAGGAGAATCCGTCTGGTACCGGCACAAGACAGGCACCACCGGCAACCCCGGACTCGTGTGCTACACTATCCACAACAAAACACCAAACAACTACCAGATAGCACGGTAAAATAGCCATGAGCAGACGACCAACCAAAGCCGACCTAGCCACCACAGCTGATTGGGGGTGGGCAACCCCCCACCACCAACACCAGCTACACAAAGCCTGCACCAACACGGCCCGCCGGTACCCGGCCGTCAACACCGACGACCTCTACCAAGACTCCCTACTATATATTGCGGTACGCAACCAATACCACCCACTCACCGGCAACCAGTGGACCCAAATGTGCTACCGTGTAGCCCAACGGCTAGCAAACAAAACAGTCCACCACCTAGACATACCCAAACCCGTCCACGAAATCACAGCCATAGCCGACAACCAAACCAGCAACTGAAAGGAAAACCACCCATGGTTACCACCATCCTCGACGACGGAACCCAAACCACCAGGCTACAAACCGTAGGCTCCACCACCACCGCCATCATCACCAACACCGAAACACCCGAAACCATCACCGCCAAATACACCATCGCAAAAGACGGCACAGCCACCTACAGCATCAGCGGCAACACCTACCTGGGAGACCACCAACACATCATCAAACTCATGTACGACTACTGCCACTGCGTCGGACGATTCGACGCCACCGGCACAAGCCAGCCAGACAACCTCGACAACCTATTCAGGGGATGACCACGTGAACCGAACCTACACCACCGCCGACATCATCCAAGCCGCCCAATGGATCTGGAACGGCGGACCATGGAAACCGAGCGTCGAACCAGGCATGCCACCCCCACCAACCGCCCCCCAGCATCACGGCAACAACATCGTCACCATGATCGACCTACAGCTGGCCATCGACGACTACACCCTCACCTGTGAACCCTCCAAACAGCGCAAACGGCTAGCACGCCTGGCAGCCTTCCGTGAAGTATACGGCTACGATCAAACATATGCGTCGGCCGCCCAACGATTAGGTGTCACCCGGCAAACCGTGAAACAGTGGGCAGACCAAACACTCATCACCCTCACCGAATACGCAAACAGCACATACTACATGCCAGACGATAACGAAGGAATGGCATAACACCATGAACAACACAACCAACATCCCCCACACCGCCCTCAAAACAGCGGTACACCGAATCATCCAACAACAGCCCACCAACATGCAACAGCTGGAAAACATTGTTGACAGTGTCGAAAACCAGTACGGTGTACCCATCTCCCTCGACAACGTGAACCTCACCGTCCACGAAGTCAGCCTCGACAACCTCACACTGGATCAGGACACGCTAGACGAGTGCAGCGAAATCCTGTGGGACTGCGACAGTGCAGGACACCCCACAAGCAACCAGCAGCCGAAGGCCAGCCAGGAAGCCATAGACTGGCTAGCCCGAATCGCCTACCAAACCAAACTACTGCAAGCAGAGGCCGACGATATCATGCAGTCTATCCTCTGCCACCGCGACAACCACAAAGGCGTTATCGGCCAGAATGTTCTCGACCAGGCCAACGAAACAATCTCCACCTGCCTCCACCTGGACCAGCTCATCGAAGACACACTAGACGACAACCTGTAAAACCCCTACAGAACATAAAAAGAGTGCCCCAGCAGCAGCAACCACACAATCGTGGCAGCACCGCTGGGGCACACATCTATATTCACTTATGCAACAGTAGACTCTACCGTGCCAACCTCCGACTCGGCGGCACGCCGAGGCTCATAGCCTCCAAAACCAGCATCATCCGTCGGCTCGATCATGCCAGGATCCGACACATCAACCATATGCGGCTCAACCATGCCCCCATCATCGGGTGGAACCAAACCCGCATCCACCTGAGGCTTGCTTGGCTTGCCGGCCACAAACGACGGATTACCAAACGAAGTAGCCACCGACAGCACCGCAGCAACCGTAGCCGTAATCAGGGCAGACTCCCACGGCAAACCACGAAACGACTCCGCAGTATACGTGACACCCGCCGTCACCCCCAACACGGCAACAAACGTTTGAACAAAAGTCTTCAACGCCCGCTCCAGCAAACCTAACCAAAACTGTTTACCCACAACAAACCACCATCACTTTTTCAAATCGTTGACAGCAGACTCGAGCCTGTCAAGACGGCTACGACACTCCAACACGTAATACCAGACACTCCACAAAGCATCCTTGCTGCGCCACAGCTTCCCCGTCACCGGATTCTTCACCCACGACAAGGCATCAACACGTTTACCCAAATCACCATTCTGAACCTGAACCACACCAACATCGTGATGCAGCTTATTCACCGACTTGGCCACCTGTGCCGACAACTGTTTAATCTGATTATGTAACGCTTTCACATCAGCCACCGTTAACTCCTCACTACTTGAACCGCCGCCGTGGCCATTCACCACAGCCATAAATTTGTCCCACGGAAACCACGGCCCCGGATCATCATGATCCGACTGATGCCACGCATCCGTAACATCCACATGCCCGCAAACACCCCGTTTACCGGCCTTCAAATCAGCCACAGACAGTTTCCTCTTCGGAACACCATGCTTATCACACAACTGCCGACACAGGATGGCGGCCCTCTCCACCGCGGGCCCCCCCCCCCGGCCAAGCCCCCCCCCCCCCCGGGAAGGGGGGGGCCGCGGGGGCCCCCCCCCCCCCCGG